CTCAAGGGCCGGGCCAATCGAATCAAATACCAAGTGGCCCTGGATGTGCTCAACGGTGTGCCAGTGGATGGCCAGTTCATTGGAAACGAAAATCCCTATGTGGACAAGGCCGACATGGTGCCGGAAGAGCCCATGCGAGAACCACCTGCCAGAGATCCACGAATACCCGCTGCTGCCACGCTGCAAAACAGCTTCCACAGCCGGCAAGTGCCCCATCCCGATCCTGACTATCGCGCGCGTGGACGTCGCTGTGATGTGACCTTCCGCAAGTATCAGGATGGCACCATAACCTACGAGATCATGGGTCCCATAGAACCCCGGCCCTTTGGCGAAAAGATCGACAAGTTTGGCCGCACCAGGCCCGAGATCATCAAGTGGGTGGATCCAAGATCGGGTGAGCAGGTGGTGCAGCTGCCGGACGGCACCACCACCGCTGTAGGCAAACGCTTGCGCGGACTCATGCAGCTCATGCGCGTGAACAACACCAACTTCTGGTCGGTATGGGTGGACCGAGACTTTGCCAGTCTTGATCACAGCGTGATAGCCAATCCCTGGACCTCAAGCGAATGACCGCCCGGGACAGCACCATACGGGCGGCCATAGCTGCTCGAGAAACAGAGGACGCCCGGATCGCACAGAAGGTCATGGCCGCACATCGCGAGGCTTTCCGCATAAAATGGCCTGGTAGCATTGAACATTGCCTTAGGCTCACTACCGAACGCCTGCAGGCCTGTCTGCAAAAACCTGAAGGTGTTGAACTACGCCAACCTCAGACCTGGCCAGCCACGCCCGATGACATCCTGTGTCTCGCTCGAGCGTTAGAATCATTGTATGAGATTTATCGGGACCAGTCCCGGGCCGCGCCAGAGCAGGACCCTCCAGGTGATCGATGACGCCACGCTCATGCGCCGGGCCCTGAGATGGATCTTGGATGAACACCAGCTCCAGCCAGCGAGCCTGGCTCTGTTAGATGGGCCCACGCGAGCCAAATTGGAAGATCTTGCTATCGCTGTCAGTGATGGCATGCGTCATGACCAACTGCGTTACTTCAGACCTTTTGAACACCAGCGCGCGTTCTTCAGGACCGGCCATACCGATCGCAGGGGCATACTAGCAGCCAACCGGATCGGCAAAACAGTATCAACCTGCTATGAGACTGCCATGCATCTCACGGGTCGCTATCCCGAGTGGTGGGAGGGGCATCGTTTTGCGGGTGCCATAACTGCCATGGTGGCAGGTGAAGGCTGGAGCCAGGTGGCCTTGGTGTTACAGAACGAACTCTTGGGCACACCCGACATCAAGATCCGCGCGGCCTTGGGCACGGGAGCCATACCTCGTGCAGCCATCATAGAAGACACCATGCGATCTGATGGTGCCAATGTGATCGGCTGCGAGATACAGCACCAATCGGGTGGCAAGAGCTATCTCCTGTTCGCCAATTACACGCAAGAGGTCAGGCAACTGCAGGGTCTCAAACTGAACCTGGCAGTGTTCGACGAACAGCCACCGGACGATTTCTTCTCAGAAGTGGTCACGCGCACGGCCACCACGCAAGGACAGGTCTTGTGCTCGTTCACGCCCTTGAAAGGCTTGAACGGTCTGGTATCAAAGTTCTGGAACCGGGAAGAGGGCTATGACTTCGTGCGAGTGGCCTGGGCGGATGTGCCCGAATATGATCCCTGGGGCGAACCATTCCTGCTGATGGAGACCAGGCGACAACTGGAGCGCGATTATCTGCCGCACGAGCGTGAGGCGCGTATCGCTGGCAAGCCCATTATGGGCCTGGGTGCTGTGTTCCAGCTGCGTGAATGGCCCACCTATCGCACGGGCGACTATGATTTCCGCAGCATGACTGGTGTGCATCGCATCATAGCCTTGGATCTTGGCCTTGTGAACGACAAAACAGTGATCACCTTGATGTATTGGCATCCCACGGAGCAGGAGGCCTGGCTGCACACGCAGATAACCGTGACCGGACTGGAGGAAGCCAACCCGGTGAATTACATCAACCATCTCTTGCGGCCAGAAGTGATAGGCACGCCCATAGTGTTGCCCGCAGACGCCGCCACGCCCGGCAGATATACCATGTCAAGCGCCAGCATACGTGAACTGTTTGAACAGTATGATCTCAATGTGCACCCCCACGCCATCATGAACCCACCTGACCCGCAGGGCCGCAGGAGCAATCACAAGAGCTATGGCATCAATCGCATGCGGCAGATGCTGGAGGCCGGCACCCTGCACATCCACGATCGCTGTCAGGCGTTCCTACGTGAAGCCGAAAATTACTACGTGGATCCACAAGGAAGATTTAGCGACCCGGATGACCACGTGGACAGTGCGAGATATGCCCTCTTGGGCTGTTGGCAGGGCCTGGCGGAACCTTACGATGGACTCACGCGCGAGCAGAGGCAGGCCCATGCACGGGAACTCTTGACACGTCCACGAGATCTCTCAGGCCGGCCCGCTTGGAAGCGTGTGTATTCGGCCCAATAGCACCGCATAAATAACGGGACCAAGGATCTCACCATGCTTGATATAAAAAACACGGTATTGACCAATCTCTCCCCGGCTTCGCCACGCCTCCAGCGGTTGATCCGATTGAAAGGCCTCATGGACATCAAGGCCAACACCTACCTGCAGTGGACAGCGACCAAGAACATGGTGAATCGCGCAAGCGACTATCACTATCTAAATCTTGCCGTGACTGATTCAACAGCGCCCGTGAATGGGATCGATTACATCCATCCCACGGTCAAACCAGCCGTGGACTATGCCACCGCTGTGATCACCAAGGGCCTGGCGCCCAATGGTGAGATCAACTTTGAATTCACACCCGATCATGAAGGCGACGCGGAAGCTGCCCGCCAGGCCACCGAGATGGTGAGTCGCGTGATCAACGAGATGAACGATCCTCATTTCATCTTGAACCAATGGGTCATGGACGCCTGCTTGCACAAGAATGGCATGATGATGATCACGCCCGTGCGCGAGCAGATCACGCGCTATGTCACTACCACGGGCACCCGCGATCAATTGCAGGCGTTTGAGCAACAGGCGCGCGCGAGCGGGCTTGAGGTGCTGCGCCAGAGCCGCCGCCGTTCGGGGGTGGACATGCGCCAGGTCGAGGCCGAAGCCCAGGAATTTCTCGCGATCATACCGGAAGCCCAGCGCGCGGCCGAACTAGACCAGCGCATCCAATCGGCCCAGGCCCTGGCCCAGGGCGAGGAAGATCGCCAGGAGAGCCCGGATATGGAACTGGAGCTGGCACCGGATGTGTTGGCCCAGAGCATCGAGCGCAACACCCAATACGTGGCCCGATACAAACTGACAGGCTACAATCTCAACATACGGTTCCGCAACATCGCTCAACACTATTGGATCTGTGATCCCACTGTGATCACCGTGCGTGATCAACCCTTTTGCGGCTACTATGATGACATGACCATCGCGGAAGCGACCGAACTCTATCCTGACATCAATCTCGAACAGTTCCAGGAGCATGCCACCTACAACCAAAACGGTGCCTACCAATCAGGTTCGGTCCTGAACAACATGGCCATCCACTCGCGTGATTCAGTGCCGGTGCAGGGCATTCCCGTGGGATCCGGCCAGTCAGCAGATGAATACGCCCGCCGCATCACCATACTCACGGTGTGGACGCGCTATGACATCGATGATGATGGCGAACTCGAGCTGATCGAACTGATCTATTCAGGCAGCTACATCATCAGTGCACGCGAAGTAGAATTCATACCTGTGGCATCAATGTGTCCCAAACCCTTGCCCGGCAATTTCTATGGCATGAGCGTGGCTGAATCAGTGGTGCCCATGCAGGAATACTCCACAGCAGCGGCCCGGGCCGAGATCTTGCTGGGCCTGCTCACAGCCACACCGCGCATGGGCGTGAAAGCAGACAAGGTGGACTTCCAGATGCTGCAGGATGGCGAAGCGGCCATCTTCCTCTTGGATTCAAAATTTGATCCCGCCACTGACATCTATCAGGTGCCCCCGCCGTCAGGCAATCTTGCCTTCCTTGAGCAATCCTTGACGCGCATACAACAAGACACCATGGCCATGATTGGCATGACCACGCCGCAAGACACCTTCAATCCCGAAGTGATGGCTCCCGGCAATTCAGGCATCAAACTGCAACTGGCACTCACGCCCAATCAGATCATCCAGGACAACACCGTGCGCGCCGCGGCCGATGGCTTGCGTGATGCCATCTGGTTGGTGTGGCGCACGCTCATACAGTATGGCGACGACTACGGCGTCAAGCGATTGGCAGCGCAGTTCCATCCGGATGGCCAGCCCCTGTTCATGGACTACCAGGCCTGGGATGACATGAACTTTTGCGATCGCAAACTCATGACTCTAGAACTGGCCCTGGGCATGCGTTCGGAAGAAAATCAACTGGCACGCATCCAGGTGATCCAGCAGTGCCAGACTCAACTGTATCAGGCTCTGCAGACCATGGTGCAGGCGGGCACTTTGACCGCGCGCATGGTTGCCAAGGTGAAAAAACCCTATGAAGATATCTTATATGTGCTGGGTGTGAAAGATGTGGATACATATCTACCAGATGATGAAGAAATCTCACAAATGATTGCACAAGCTCAACAGGCCCAGGCCACTCGTGAGCCCACGCCCACGGAAGACAAAGACCGCAGCGCAGCCGAACTGAACCGCGCGCGTGCTCAAGAGATCCAGTTCAACATGACAGGCTCCAGCCCCAACGATCAGCTGGAACTCATGAGCATGGCCATGGGCCAACCCAAGGTCTATAACGGATGATCCAAGAAGAAGCCATCCTGGCCTACAACAACCGGATCCGTGCCACCATCACGGATCTGGGCCGACTGTCGCCTGGCCAGCAAGATGCTGTGCGCCAGCATGGTTCCCGGGCGGAAGCGCTGTTGGCCAATCCCGATCTCGTGATGTTCATCCATCAATGGCGATTTGAAACCACAGATGCCATCGCTGGCATCACGCTGCATGACCCAGATTCAAATGCTCGCAGAGTGGCCTTGGCCAATCAGCTGGCGGGCGTAGACAGTTTCGTAGCAGCGCTCCAACGAGCGGTGTATATGAAAAACCGCGTGGTCGGCCAGCAGGAAGCACCTGCTCCTCACCCACGTTCACCTGAAAAGGAAGTG